TCCACCCTCAGCGTGTCGTGCGCGGCGGTGGTGTCGGTGGAGCGCACCACCAATAGGCCGCCGGAGAGGCCGCCCGCGCCGACGCCCAGTCCGCCGACGGAGGAGCCGAGGACCGTTACAGATGACGCCAAGATGCCTTGGCCGGTTAGATACCCGGCCCCTGAGACGTGCAGAGCGTAGCTGGGCGCGACCAGGCCGATCCCGACGCCGGTTCCTGTCACCCTGACCTTCTCCGTCCCATTCGGGGTGAAAAACAGCGTGTCGCTGGCTGAGTTCCCTTGAATTCTCGTGTTGCTGTCCCCGAAGTAGTAGCCGAACCCGCTGTCCACTATCACGTTGCCGCTTCCTGTGACCGTCAGCTTTTCCGTCGGAGCGTTTCCGCCAATCACAACCTTGCCCCCGACGGTTGCGATGGTCGTCCCGCCTCCAACGGAGAAGTCACCGGCCACGGCTGCCGTGCTGAGGAACGTGCCTGGACCGAAAACTGTCACCCCACCGCGTATCGTCGCTGTCCCATTTCGCACGTAGAACGTCGTCCCCACCTGCAGGCGCTCCTTGAGGTAGGCGTCCGAGCTCACGGTGACGTTGTAGGCGGTGCCGGGGCTGCCGAGGGCCGTGATCGTCCCCACGTACAGCACCGCCGCGGTGCCGGTCGAAGCCCGCGATCCGTACGTCGGGAAGGTCGAAGCGGAGATGAGGTCGAAGCTGCGGTTGATGCAGCCCCAGATCTGTGTGCCCGTCGCGTTCTGGCGGATCTTCTCGAGCACCAAAGGGCCTGTGGTGTCCTGGCACCCGGCCTGAGCCGCCAGGGCGCTCCCGGTGCCGGCCGCCAACAACCAGATCGTCAGGAGAATCCTCATTAGACTGCCTCCACGTAGATTTCAGCCATGCCGCTTCTATAGGCGGGTTTGTACTGGAGAACCTTGTATCTCTTGTCCCGAGCCAGGACGTTCTCCGCCTCTCCGAATGCCACCATCCCCTCGCCGGCTTGCTGGTTCGGATCGTTGGCGACCGTCTTCTCCTGCCGCGGGTCGTCGAAGATTGTTATCGAGACGACGTCTCCGATCTCGAGCCACGGCACGGCCCATATCAGGAGCCTGCCCTTATCCTTCGGGAGGTGCCTGCGGTCGTGAAGCGACCGGGCTCGCCCCGAAGCGATGTCGAGGTTGTTCGCCAGGTAGGCCCTGGGCAGCACCAACTCGCCGCCGGGCGGAAGGGCCCGGCCGTACTTGTCGATTGACGTTGGTGCCGACTCGCCGGCATCGACGCAGCTGTACTTGGCGAACTTGTTCCCCGATCGGACCGCCGCCACGTTGACGATGTCGTCGGTGCCGTCGTCCCAGTCGAGGACTTCGATGATCCCGTTTTCCTGGGTGAGGCTGACGACTGGATCGGCGGTAGCGGTCTTCGACCGGAAGAAGCGAGCCCCCGTGGTTCGGTCCCCGGTCTCGTAGTCGACCAGCTTCGCGTACATCTCAAACGCCGACGCTCCGGTCAGCCCACCGTGCGCCGCCAGAGCGAGGAAGACGTCGCTGGTCGAGAAGTTCGCTACGAGCTTATGGATCACGGGGCTGTCGAAGCCGTTCGGGGTGATCGTGATTTCGATCTTCAGGTACCGCTTCGGCGTGTGAAGCATCCCGCCGCCGGCGGAGATTTCGACGAGCGCGTCGTAGGTCACGTCGTCGTCGGAGCCAGCCGTCTTGTAGGTGACGCTCCCGCCGTTGAGGTCCTGGGTCCGGTCGAGAGTGCCCATCGCCGAGGGAGCGGAGAGCAGGTCGAAGGTGTACGTCCGAACGCACGTGGAGTTCGATACGGATCCGGAGGAGTCGGCTTCAGGAGACCAGTAGATGTCGTCGACCTCGTCGTAACCGAGACCTCCGGTGAATCCCCGGAACATGATGTAGGTGCTCGTCGTTACTTCGTTGTCGGAGGCGGACAGCACAAGAGCGCCGTCCTTGTAGACCTCGAAGTCGCCGTCGCTAGTTCTGGTGATCCGCCAGGTTCTGTCTCCGCTCGTATCTGTCTGCACCTGGGCGAGGAGTGTCGACGCTCCGCCCACGTACTTTAGGAGCTGGAGGGTTCCAGGAGCGGACCCGGTCGCGATGTTAAGCTGATAACCGCTCGTCGGAGTCTCGGCGACGTTAGACAGGCAGAAGCCGAAAAAGAGGTTTGCCGTCCCCTTGAGCCCGAGGAATTCCCAGGTGCCGTAGGCCTTCGAAAACGGCCGCCCAATAATCGCCTCATCGAAGGCCCCGCCCTGGATGATTCTAAGGCGGTTGGACACGACTGAGGCAGACCCTCCTGCCACCGTCCATCCGTCGTAGTTCCCGTCGTCGAAGTTGTCGACCAGGAACCACTTCCGCTGCAGGCTCCCGGAGGTCGCCAGGTGCGAGCCGTTGACGTCCGTCGCGAATGCCGTCCACTCGGCCTCGGAGTCGATCGTCTTCGATCCAGCCGTGTCGCCTGGGATGACGACAGGGTCGACCTCTCGGTCGGCCTCTGGAACGCCAGCCTCGGCCAGGATGAGCGCCAGAACAGCGGCGATCAGTTGGTTCCGGTACCAGCGAAGCAGGGAGCACTTCACCGTCTCGCCGGCTCCCGGGGCGGCGTCGGTCGTGATCGCGGCGCGGCCGGTATTTCCCGGGACCGCGACCTCGTTGAGGTTATCGACCGAGAAGTCCTCCTCGGCGAGGCTCGCGGCACCGACCTGAACGTCGGTCAAGTGGTCGACGCCGGTCGACGTGCTCTCGAAGTCCTTGTTGCTGCCGTCGCCCGTTGGCGGGATGCAGTCCTCAAGTGTGGACGTCTCAGAGACCCGAGAAGCCTCACAGCGCTCGAGCCGGAACGCCGACTTGCTCGCCAGCAGGATCTCGGCCACACCGCCCTTTCTCAGGCGCGGCTTCAGCGCCATCCCGGTGAAGATCGTAAGCCACTCCGTCGTTCCGTCGCTGAGCTCGTAGCCGACCTGGATCCTGAAGAGTGAGCGGTGCAGCTGGTACCCGTCGGTGGCGGTGCTATCGGCGGCCCAGACGCTCGGAGAGGCGGCGGACTGCTTCCATTGCCGCTGGGTGTCCTCGAGGAAAATCGAGACGACCGGCGTCCTATAGACGTTCTCGTTCGGGGTGTCGAGCTCCCAGGGAATCTCACTGAAGTCGACGAAGTCGTCCTCCTCGAGGACGTGCCAGTTCGTGGAGTCGGTCTCTGAGAACTCGTAGGTGAGCGTCGAGCCGTTCATGTAGGCCCGGTTGTAAAGCAGGCGCTGACGCTCGATCGTGCCTTGCTTGCGCTCCCAGATCTCCTTGAACTCCGCGCTGACCGGGAGGCTCATGCGCCGCCGGCCTCCTCGAAGTCGAAGGTGATCATCTCGCCGCCGCTCCTGCTGAGATGCACGTAACGCCGGTGAACGGTCTGTGGATCGGCCTGTCCGAGGTAGATGTTGCGAGGCTTGTCGCCGGGCTCGGGGTAGAAGAGGAACGGATCCGGGTCCATTAGGATCGCCTCGAGGTCGTCGGCCTGCGACTCCGTGAGGCCTGAGATCGCGACTCGAAAGTCCCGGAAATAGGTCTTCGCCGCAGACCTCCGAATGAAGGACCGCCTGGTCGAGTTGTCGTACATCCTCGCCTCGCGGGGCCTGACCCTGAAGGGCTGCGGCTCAAAGAGGTTCATCGGGAGCGGCGACTGCAGCAGGACCGACGCGGCGATCAGGCAGCCGATCTTCTTATAGTCGTCCTCGTCCTGGGTCGTGTGCGCGACGAGCTGGAGCTTGTCCGCGGCCACGGCGGTGCCGACGTTCTTGATAACGTAGTTGGCGGTCTGGTCCGTATAGTTGTACGTGGTTGGGTAGGTGCCGCCGTTGTCGTTCGATAGCTTGATGTCGAACGCTTTGAGGTTGTGTCCGAGAACAGCGATGAAGTCGACGTCGTAGGACGTCTGGAACCCGGGAAGCCAGAAGCCCGCGGTTAGGGTCTCGTCGACGCCGTCGTCGGCGTTGTCGCCGGACCACTGCGATGCCGGGTCCATGTCGAGCAGGCGCTTGCGGAGATCGGTTCCCGAGGACACGACGAGGTCGCCGCCCTTGTTGGTGTGGCGATTGATGTACGGCGCCGACAGGAAGACCGGGGGGGCCTTCGAGTTCAGGTTGAGCAGCACCTAGTAGGCCCTCCGCGGGCGGTAGGTGCCGCTGTCGATCGCTCCCTGGGCGAGTTGAACCATGTCCCGAGCGCCGGCCCGAAGCTCGGCCGCCATCACCCTGGCGATCTTCCGAGCTGACTCCACGGAGCCCAGGTCGACGCCCTGAATCGTGAAGTACTGCTTGATCTCCCGAGTGCCCATCGCCGCGGACTCGGCGGCCGGGATGATTCGCCCAGAGTGCCTCGGAACGTGGAGCTCAGGCCCATCCTCGCCGACCCAGTAGGCCTTGCCGGCCTCGGTGTCGCCGCCTTCCGCCCGCATCCCTCCGAAGAGGCCGCCGATGGCTCCTGAAGCGAAGCCTCCGGCAAAGCCGCCGGCGATGCTGTTGCCGAGCAGCTTCAGGATGGTCATCTGCGCGATCAGCTTGGTCATTTCGACGGCCAGCGTCCTGGCGAAGCTGACGAAGGACTGCTTCCCGGTCGCCCACGCCGCAGCCATACTGCCAGCCGTGGTCGCGGATGCCCGGGCCAGCGACTTCATCTCGTTGGCCATGCCGCGAGCGGCGCTCTCCGTCTCGTTCCCTTGGCGCTTGATGTTGCCGAGGAACTTGTCCATCTCGTCATTCGCCAGGGCGACGTCGGCCTCGAGGTCCTCGAAGGTCTGGTCGAACGCCTGGAAGTTGTCGACCGCTTCGGCCACATCTCGGATGGACTCCGCGGCCATTCGCTCGAAGTCGGCCAGACGTTGAGCCGACTGCGCGAGGCGGTCCGTCTCTTCGGCGGCACTGGAGTAGCCTGCGGCGATCGCCGGAATGTCGGCCTTCAGCTGCGCGAATTGCTGCCGCTGCGCATCGAGCTCGATACGCACCTTGGAGAGCCGCCGCTCGTACTCGTTGGCGATTCTGGTCGCCTCGCGGTAATCTGCGGTTCCAACCGATAGCCTGCTGGCCTGCTCCCTGTACTTCTCCGCCAGCCTGGAGAGACCGTCCTCGAGTTCACGATTCGAGGCGATCTGCGCCTCGACCGCGGCCAGCTGCTGACCCATGGTTCGCGCAACCTGGTCGCGCTGCGCCCGGTCGAGCTGCTCGGTGGCGGCCTTCAGCGCCAGCAGCTTGTCGGGGAGCCTACCGATCGTCTCCTCGTACTCGTCGAGCCGCAGGTTGAGGTCCGAGGTGGTCTTGATCGCCGCCATCTGCTGGCGCGAGGCTTCGGCCAGCGCCTCGGCCTGGGCCTTCTGCCCCTCGCGAGCCTGGAGGATGACGGCCACCAGGGCGGTCAGGCCGGTGACGGCCAGGCCGATCGGGCCGGCCATGCCGCCCATCGCGTGGCCGAGGTGCTCGACTCCGAGGCGGGCGGTCATGAGGACCGGTCCCATGTCCCGCGTGACGCCGGCCGCGTTGAGGAGGTCGCGGCCGAACATCTCGACACCGACGTGCTGGAACCGCTTGCTGTACTTCTCTTGGATGTCGGAGTGCTGGGCCTTCAGCAGCTGGGCGGTCTTGGTCGCCTCGGCCCTGGCCTTCACCATCGACGCCAGGAAGTTCCTGTCGTCGGTCGAGAGCCGGAATACCGCGCCGCCTAACTCCTGCTCACCCGCCACGCTTCGGCACCTCCTCGTACGCGATCCCGACGGACGCGAGGATATGCCGCCGCTGCTCCCGGCTCAGCTTCGGCTTGGGCTGACTTCCGCGAGCGTCCCGCTTCCACCCGCCGACGATCGAGCGGTAATCCTGGGGCTCGACCTTCGAGTGAGCCGCCAACGCGGCGACGTCCAGGGCTACGAGGTTCTCCTGCGCCTCGAGCTGGGGGATGGCGTCGTAGCAAGCGATCGCCACCGCGTAGGGGGTCTCGGCCCAGGTGCGCGGCGTGCCGCCGTAGAATCGCAGGAGCTGCGGCAGCATCGTCAGGAAGGTGCCCCCGCTGCCGGAACCGGCTCGCTCGCCTCCGCGCGCTCCGGCGCCCGCGCGGGCCGCAAGAAAAAATTGAACAGCTCGATGCACTGGAGGTCCGTCATCGCCACGGACCCGGGCAGGCTCGGCACCACCTGGCGGACGGCCTCGCGCACGCGCGCGAAGGCGGCCCTGCGCTCCTCCTTGGTGGCCCCGTCCTTGAACGCCTTCGAGACCTCGACTCCGAGGTCCTGAAACCCGAGCACCTCCTCGAGCGGCAAGTCCTTGGGGTCGAGGATCTCGTACTTCGTCCCTTCCACCTCGAGGTAACGGGTCTGCGTCCTGCGCGACAGCTTCAACACCTGCTCGGCCATGCTCCCTCCTGGGGGCTACGCCACTTCCAGCTTAATCCCGTTGGCCTCGCACTGCTTCCTGAGGCCATCCAGGTCCTGCATCGCCTTCCGAGCCGCCGTCCGGTGCAGCTTGGCGGCTCGCTTGTGCCACCTCGCGGACTCGAGCAGGGTCCTCGCCATTGAGGCCGCGACCTTGCCCGCGTCCATCGAGCTACAGAGCGTCCGCGTTCTGGACGACCAGCTTGCCGAACTCCTCGCCCGCGGCCGCGTCGAGGTCCTCGAGCGCGGTGAACTCGAACGCCAGGCCGGCGGGCTGGCCCTTCACGAAGACCAGCTTCGGCGAGCCGGAGACGTAGCCCTTCGGGATCTGGAACTGGCTCTTGAAGTCGTCCCCCTCGGGGCTCACGTCGCCGCGCACCAGGCAGGTGTAGAGCTCGACGTCCGAGCCCCGGCGCAGCGGGATGGACTTGGACCCCGGCACGCCGGACGCGGCGTTGACCGTGCTCACCGCTTGGTTGTTGAGCGCCTTGCGGAATTGCTCGAGGGACAGGTCGTGCAGCGTGAAGGTGACCTTGAGTCCCTCGCGCGTGCGGTAGGCCTTGATCGGGCCGGTAGAGCCGAGGCCATAGTGCTCCTCGATCGTCTGCGGCATGTCGACCGAGACGCCGTCCTCGCCGTAGTTCTTGGCGCCGTTGGTTCCCAGCTTGAACCAGTTCCCGGCCGGAACCGCGTCCACGTTCGGGAAGGCCTCGCCTACCGCAGCCAGGTAGACGGTGTACGGTCCTGCGATGATCTCGAAGGGTTCGCTCATGTCTCAGGCCTCCCTTAAAGCGAGATCAGCGCCACGGTGATGCCCGTGTCGTTGACCAGCGTGAACGAGACGTTCCCGTTCGAGTCGTTGAACAGCGAGGCGGGCAGCGGCCCGACCGCCTTGTCGCCGGAAGAGGCGACCACCTCCACCGTCTGGTCGGCGATCGCGAGCCCGCCGACGCTGCCCGGCGTGGTGATGGTCACCGTCGCGTTTCCGGCGCCCGTCTTCTCGAACAACAGGATGGTCTTCCCGTTGTTGCGGAACTTCCACGTCTCGGTCGACGAGATGAACATCCGAGTCGGCGTGACGCCGGCCTTCGAGCCCGTCTGGACGGTCAGGTTCGTCGCCGCCATCGAGAGCGCCGGAATCACCGCAAGCAATCCAGCCACGATCAGCTTCTTCATCCGATTCCTCCTAAGCTACCTGGGTTTCCGACGCCAGGAATTCGTACGACAGCACGACGTAAGGCCACTTCGTCTCGGGGTCGAGCAGCGGCTCCGACTGACCGATCGGGTCCAAGCTGTGGAGCAGCGTCCCGTCGTAAACCTTGCGGCTCATGTACTTGGTGACCTCGGCCACCTCGCGCGCGAGCCTGGCGGCCTCGAAGAGCGTCTCCGCAAAGCAACCGACCTGGATCCCGCCGCGGTCGAGCTGCAGGTGCCGGTACGGCGGGACGCCCGGGGCGCGGCGAACGACGAGAGACTTCTTGGGCATGTCCTTCGGTGCGTCGATAGGCAACTCCTCGCCGTAGATGCGGTACCCGTTGCTCTCGTCGCCGAGCAGGGCGCGCAGGTCCTCGCAGTCGGTGTCCTGCTTGTAGAACGTGATGAGCGCCAGGGTGACGTCCCTCACCGCGAGAGCTCCCAGCCGCGCTTGATGTTTCGGCCCAGCATCGGATGGATGCGCTCAGCGACCGGCCGCAGGGTCGGCGCCCAACTGCCGCCGCGCCAAGGCGGGAGCTCCTTAGTCTTGAGTCGACGCACCCGCCGGCGGGACTTGGCGATGCGGAACATGAGCTTCTGCCGACCGATGATCGAGGTGCGCGTCTGCGTGAACCTGGTTCCCATCTCGAGGTACCAGAAGTACTTGACGGCGGCGCTGCCCCAGAAGCCGGTAGTGTGTCCGCTCGACTCATGCTGAGCCGGGCTGACGATCCTGATCGAGCGCTCCGCCGTGCCGGTCCTGTTCGTGAAGGGGTGGGTCTCCTTCGCCTGCATGACGGCCTGTGACATCGTCTTGTTGATGCCGTAGGCGGTCGCCATCTTCATGCGCTTGATCAGCGCGTCACCCCTCCAATCGAAGTCAGCTGGCATCGCTGTGCCTCCGGAGAACCGCCTCGAGGTGCGACACCTTTCCGCCTTCCACCTTGGTCACCACGACGTCGACGAATAGCGTCCCCTCGAATAGCTGGCGCGATCGCCGGTCGGTGACCTCGCGGATCCTGTTCCCGATCTTGACTTTGCTCGAGCGGCGGAATAGCCCGACGATATGCTCGACGGGCTTGAGCGTCCCTCCGTCGACGGGCACGCTCTTGCTGCGCACGAAGATCGCGCATGGCTCGGCTGGGCTGATGATCTGCCAGTCCTCGGTCTTGCCGCCGTAGCCGTTCTTTGCGCCCTCGTTCTGCTCCAAGATGGCGCGCATGGTCATCATCGCCGCCACGCTCATGCCAGCGGCAGCCTCCGGTTCCGACCGGTGAAGGCCCGGAACAGCTTCTCCCTCTCCGCCTGGTAGTCGACGTGGTCGACCGAAACGTCGCCGAGTCGCTCGGCCCCGACGGCCGAGTACCGGACCGCCAGCCTGACCAGGTCCGCCAAGAGGCGCTTGCGTCCGGCCGTCTCGTCGGCCGGAACGAAGACGACCGTGACGCGCCCACGCCAGCTCGAGGCGGGCTGATCGTCGCCCTGCTTGCGCTGGACCCGGTAGCCGTCGTCCAGGAGCTCGTAATCGTTCGCCGCCAGCGGGTAGTCGGTTTCGCCGATGCGCTCGACGGCCGAGCTGATAGACTGAGCCTTCCGGTCGAGGTGGAGCATCTCGCCCCCTCCCCTCTTGACCTCGGTGGCCTCGGCCAGCGCCCCGAGCCTGTCGATGATCTCCTGGTCCGCGTCCTCAATGAGGCGCGTAAGCGCGTCGTCGCCGAGGTCGGTTTCGACGTGCTCGCGGATCGCCGACAGGCTTAGGAGCGTGGCCATGCGTTACTTCTTGTCGTCGGCCTTGCGGCCGGGCTTCTCTCCCGCCTTGTCCTCGTCCTTCTTGCCCGCCTTGTCCTCGTCCTTCTTGCCCGCCTTGTCCTCGGACTTCTGGCCGGCCTTCTCCTCGACCAGCCCCAGCTCGCGAGCCTTGTCGAGCGGGATCTCCTGGCCCTTCGCCGCGAGCAGGAAGCGGTCCTTGGCCTTCTTGTCCTTGGACAGCTTGCCCGCGGAGTCGACGTAGATCCGCTCGGTGCAGAGATACTTTCCCGCCATGCTCCCTCCCTTTTGCTTCTCCAACAGGTTGATCGCGAAAGCCATGCCTCAGATCCTCCTAGTCAGTCGGTCGATGCGTGCCAGGTCGTTCTCCGCCCGGCGCCTCTCCGACTTGTCACCGATCACCATCGCCAGGCTCCGGCGGCGCACCATGACCCCGGGCCACGTGGGGGCCAGCTCCTGCGCGCGCCGGTAATGCCGCATCGCCGCCGCGAAGTCGGACGGCATCCCGAGAGCGGCCGCGACCATGATCTGGCGGCCGACCATCTCGTGCGCGAAGGAGTCGTTCGGGTGCAACTCCGCGCCCTGCGCCGCGAACTCGAGGCATACCTGGGCGAGTTTCGTACGGTCCTCTGGCGCGACCTGGCGCATGAGCGCTACGATCGCGTCCAGTTGGCGGCCCAGGTAGTGGACCTCCCAGGGGTTGAGCTCGGCCGCGCGCGAGTACGCGGCAGCCCGGTCGAAGGCGTCCTTCGTCCGGTGCCCCTTGGCGTAGTGCCAGTCCGCCGCCGCCATGCGGGCCGAGAGGAAGAGCGACAGGGCCGCGGCTGCGACGTGCGGCCACGGGATCGGAGCCGGAGCCCACCGGGAGGACGCGACCCCGGCGAAGACCGCCAGCATCGCGGTCGCCGAGTGCGGTACCGGGTTGAAGATCGCCAGGACTGCGTAGGCCACGCACAGCGCCCGCAGGACGCGGCTATAGCGCGACTCCCGCCAGAGAGCCGCGGCGACGAGGACCCAGCCGGCCAGGCCGACCAGGCCCGAGGTGGCCAGGACCTGCAGGATCTCGTTGTGCGCGTGTCCCTGGCTCACGGTGGCGCTGCCGTGCGCCGCCACGAAGGCTGGCGTGATGTACTGCCTGAAGACCATCGGGAAGGTGCCGGGCCCGGTCCCGACCCAGGGCGAGTCGGACCAGATGGCGATCGCCGACTTCCAGATTTCCAGCCTCGCCACATCCGAGACCACCGAGATGGCCCGGGGGTGAGCCGCGAGTAGCAGGATGCCGGCCGCGCCGGCCACCAAGCGCCCGCGCAGCGGTAGGTAGACCGCCGCCCCCGCCAGGGCGCCGAGCAGCGCCCCGCGAGTGCCGCTCGCCCAGACCCCGGCGAGCGCCAGAGCCAGCGTGACCCATCCGATCCGTCTACCCCACCGGGCCAGCGCCGCGCCCACCACGGCCAGCATGGCGAGGACCGCCCCGAGGTAGACGGGACCGCCCTGCGTGGAGATGGACCGATCCAAGGCCCCGGCGACGGGTCGAAGCGGGTCGACGGCGGGGAAGAGGTACTGCCAGATCGCGTAGAGGCAGACGGGGATCCCGACCCAGGCGAAGGCCTCGGCGGCCTCCTCCGGCTCGGGGCCGAGGCGGGCCACGCCGATCACCAGGGCGGCGTAGAGCGCCACGGCGACGAAGGCGTCGAAGGGGTTGAGCCAGGTTCCGACGATGCTGTACCAGATGTCTCGCGAGTTCAGCGCGGCGACGGTCCAGCAGCCGAGGCCGATGAGGATGGGCCCGGCCAGGGTCGAGGCCATTTCGCTCGGGCGCAGCAGCAGCGCCAGCGCCACCAGGGCAAGCGCCAGCAGCTTGGGGAGGATGTAGGGGTCGGCGTTCCATGGCAGCATGAACGCGAGCGCCGCCGTCGCCACCGAGCCGAGCCAAAGTCGATTTGCCATTCGTGTCTCGCCCCGAGGGGGCGCCCCCGTTTTCCGAGGGCGCCCCGTGTTCAGGGCTCAGTCCCCTAGATTCCGCAGGGGTTGTCTCCGTCCGAGCATCCGACGTAGAAGACCGTCGAGTGCCCCGAGTCGTCCTGGTCGCCGTACAAACCGGTCGTGAACTTCACCGGGTTCGGCGGGAACCAGCAGCCGCGGTTCTCGCTCGTGGTGTCGTAGGTCGGGGTCGTGAAGACCTTCGGACTCAGCGCGTACTCGTAGTTCGCGTTGTGGTCCGTGGTTCCTCCGAGTCCGACGGCCTCGAGCTGGGCCGACGCGGTCGTGTCGAAGGCCATCGAGTACTTCTGCACGGTCCCGCCGAAGGCGCACACGCCGTAGAGGAGTCCCTCTCCGGACACGAGCAGCTTCGCCGTCCCGGTCGCCACCAGGCGCTTGACCTTCATGCCCATGAAGTCCAGGTTCTGGTGGATGCCGCCCCACTGCCCGGCCTGGGCGGGCGACTGGTTCCCGCTTTCCGCCGCATGAACCGGAGCGACCGCCAGCGCGGCGAGCGCCAGGGCCACGAGTCCGACCTTCTTCAGCTTGTCCATCGTCATCCTCCGTCGTATCGAGATTTCGTGCTACCAGCCCCGGGGCCAGGGGCTGGCCCCAGCCCCGGGGTGCGTCTCGGCCGCGAGCAGCCTTAGGTGAGGTCCACCTCCACGAAAGCCGCCGCGCGATAGATGACGAAGGCCCATCGGCCGTCGGCGCGGACCGCCTGCTTGCCCCTGACGAAGTAGTCGTCGTGGCTGTCGGAGATCTTCAGCGTGATCCCGCGCCGCTCGACCAGCTCGGAGAAGCGGAAGTCGGCCACGACCGCCGTCAGCTCGGCGATCGAGTCGGCCTGCGCGACGGGCAAGCCCCAGACCCGCTCCAGGTCCGCCTCCGACGGGTGGCCCCAGACGTAGGCCCCGTCGTTGGTCTTCATGAGGCGGATGCTCTCCCAGTCGTCGGGATGCATGATCACGCCGCTGGGGATCGCTCGCCCCGTGACCCGGACCTTGGTCATCGCGCGCCGCAGCGCGTCGACGGCCTTGTCGGACGCGACGGAGTTCCGCGCGTACGACTGCGTCCCGGACTTGTTGAGGATGCCGGTCAGGTTCGGCGCGATGCCGTCGCCGTTGATGATCTGACTGTCGAGCCTCTGTCGGATCATGAACGGCAGCCGGTTGTTCAGGTAGCCCTGAACCTGGGGCACGTCCTCGAGCTGCTCGTCCGTCACCGGAATGAAGACGGGGATCTTCCGCACCGTCTCGCTGCGCTCGGTCAGCGCGAGCGCGGCCTCGCCGTAGGCCGATCCCTCCGCCTTCTCCGTGGCGTTGTTGGTGAAGGTCGTCTCCTCCATGTAGACCACCGCGGCCTGGCTCGTGCGACCCGGAGGGATCAGGTCGATGACCTGGATGGGTCGCTCGGCCTTCTCGACCAGCCGGCCGGTCCGGATCGACTCCGGAGCCCAGCCCGCCGCGGTCTCGAAGAGCGTCTTCAGGTTGACGCCCGCCGGCAGCTCGCGCTCTTTGTTCCAGTAGAACTCCTTCAGCGAGGCGCCCTTCGGGACGAGCTGCGTGAAGGCCTTACCGATGGCGATCGGCTTGGGCTCCTCCTCGTCCTCCTGGTCCTTCTTCGCGGAGGGGTGCGGGAGGCCTCCGGCCTTTTCGCGCTCGAGCCAGGCCTTGTAGGCCTCGTCGGTCGAGCGGAAATCCTCGATCTCCTTGACGACCTTGGCGCAGTCGTCGTTCATCTCCCGGACCTTCGCGCACTTCTCCTCGTCGGTGCCCGAGATCTCGGTGACCTTCGAGAAGTCCAGGTTCTTGCCCGCCTGCTCGAAGACCTTCCCGAGCTTGGCCTGGGCCGCGGCCAGCTTTTCCTGCAGCTGCTTGAGCTTTTCCATGCTTGCCTATCCTCCTGCTAGATTCCGCTCTGCAACCGGAGGAAGCGACCGAACTCCTCTCGAGCAGCTGCGGTCACGGCTGACGGCTCTGGCTGTGCCACCGGCACCAAGAGCGCGGCGACTTGCTGGGCCGTCTTGGTCAAGGAGTCGGCGATCGCTGCGAGCCGCTCCTTGTTGGCCGCGCTCATCTCGCGGCCCTTCTGTGCGCGGATGTCGGCAAGCGACTTACCGCGGGCGAGGAGGTCCTCCACGGCGTCAAGCACCGAGAGAGCCTCGTCGCAGAATCGTTTTCCCTCGCCTTCCGGAGTGTCGGCGGACTTCGCCGCCACGGTTCCGGTCCCCTCGCCGGCGCCCACCAGGACCGGCGACACCTCCCAGACCTTGCAGCCGGGGGAGCCGTCCTCGCGGGGGCGCAGGAAGCGGACGTTCCGGCCCTGATGCTGGCCGGCGGCGTAGCCGCCCTCGAGGACCTTGAAGCCGTAGGACCACTCCTGCAGCGGCTCCCCGTTCTCGAGGTCGAACTTGAGCGCGGAGAGCCAGTCCTTGGCGGCCTGCAGCTCGAGGTTGAGCTGGATGTCCGCTACGGCCTTGTCGCCGTCCTCGCTGATGACGGCCTTTCCGATCGGCACGTGGTTCCAGTCGTGGACCGGGACCACCATCGCGTCCTGCTTCCCGAAAAAACCCGGCAGCGTCACGTCGCCGTCCTTGTCGACGACGTTGAGCGTGGCGATCACCGCTCGGACTTTGCCGCCGGCGGCGGCCTTGAGGTCCTCGAGTCCCACGGCGAACGACTTGAAGATCCGTTTCATGCGCCTCCTGAGAACGCCGGCACCAGGTCTCGGGTGCCGTTGGGGTGCTCCTCCGCGATCAGCCGGCGGGCCTCGGCGAAGGTGGCCGGCTGCCCGTTGATCCGTTGGCAGTCCTCGTCGGTGTCGCCCAGCCTACCGTCGATCATGATCACCTGGTCGATACCGTCGGCCGACTCGTACGCCCGAAGCGCTGAGTTGGTCTGAGCGAAGCGCGTCTCGGTCCTGGCCGTCACCTCCGCCCGAATCCGGCTCGAGCTCCAGCGGCCGGCTGGGATGGCCTCCTCGAGCTCGCGGGCGATGTCGACCGGACCCTTGCCGTCCTCTCGCCCCGCACGGACCACCTCGATCGCCCGCGCCCTGGCCGCCTCCGTCAGGTCCACCAGGTCGGCGCGGGTGCCGCCCTCGGAGAGCACCTCGAGCTGGACGTGGTCCGGCAGGTTGACGCCGATGCCCATGCCGGCCAGGATCCCGACGGTGTCGTTGTGGACGGCGACGAAGTGGGTGCCGAAGATGCCGCGTAGCTCGCCCCTGAGTCGAGGAACGTTGAGGCTCGAGAAGATGGTCTCGATCCGCAACTCGTCGCCCGGGTCCGGTGTCGCGGCGGCGACGGCCGCCTTTTCGCTCGCCAGGTAGGCCTGCGCCGCGGCCTCGCCCATCTTGCCGAAGAAGTCCGAGAGCCTGTTCCGCAGGCGCTTCTCGTGCTGCCGCCTGACGCGGTCCATGGCGCGAAGGACGCGGGCCTGCCGCCTGTCCAGTCCCTTGGCTTCCTTGGCCGGTGGAGGATCAGGCTCGGGAGCGGGCTCCGGGTCCGCGTCCGGGCCCTCGAGGAAGCCTCCTATCGGCGTGAAGTAGACGTCGTCGCCTGGCTCCACCTCGAGGCCGAGCCCGCGCTTGGCGACGGCGCGCTTGACCAGGCCGGCGTTCCAGAGTTTGGCCCACCGATCCGCCGCCTTGTTCTTGTCCTCCTCGAGAGCCCGCACGCTCTTGCGGTCCCAGGCCAGACGCTGGTTCTTGGCCAGCGAAAAGTCCTCGCGCAGCGAGCGGGTGAGCTCCTGCGCCATGAGGTCCTGGTTCGGGATGACGCAGTCGATCCACGCGATGCGGTGGAGCTCCGAGAGCGTGGCGCCCACCTTGGTCTGCTCCATGCCCGAGCCGAAGCCGACCACGGCGGCTGGGAGGCCGATCATCGCGCAGACCCGCTCCTCCGACACGTTGCGCACGATGTCGAGGTTCATCTTGTTGGGGTCGTAGCCGAACTCTTTGACCTCGGTCGGAGCGCCGAGTACCAGTGGGGAGCCCTTGTTGGAGCCGCCGAACTCGTCTTGTACGTACTCCTTGGTCTCCTTCAGAGCGTCCGGGCTGGAGGCGCCGGCATCTTTGGGCGAGATGATCACCCCGGGCACGCCGCCGTTGAGGAGGAGAGCGGCGACGAAGTTCGCGGACTCGTTGTCGTTGAATATCTCGCGCAGCAGCATCTTCATCATCGACAGGCCCTTGCGGACGTTGCGCGGGTCGAGGCCGTGGCGGAGGTGGACGACGTCCTGCGGGGCGAGGATGACCTGCGGTGTGCCGCCGCCGGGCGAGTACTCGTAGCGGTCGATGAAGATGGTCTGGTCGGTCTCGTGCTCCTTGGGCTCGATCATCCAGTGAGGCACGTACCAGAGCTGCTTGACCTGCCCGGCTTTGTTGCGGAGCTTGATCGCGTAGGCGTTGCCGTCGGTGTACCAGGAGATCAGAAGCGCGATCCAAAGCGCCGCGCCCGAGTAGAAGGGGTTCGGCTCGGCGAGCAGATGCGTGATCGGGTGCTGGAGGTCGAGCTCCTCCTTGTCCTTGGTCTCGGTGAGGACGCCCAGGCGAGCCTCGAGCCAGGCGCGCGCGATCCAGAGGATCGGCGCCATGAGGACGTTCGAGCCTAGGCCGTCGCCGACGTAGTGACCGAAGTCGATCTTGGTGTTGGGCAGCAGCCACCGCAGCCAGCCTCCCGAGCGCGGGTGCAGCATCGACACCAGGGCGGAGGCGGCTTTTGACAGCAGCGCGCGGATCACCGTACCGGCCTCCACTCGCCGACCGTGTTCCAGAAATTGATCGCCTGCGTGGCCGCGTCGACCTGGTCGTCGTTGTCGCCATCGGGGAACTGGCCTAGCTCGTTGATGAACTCCTCGACCCAGGGGAATACCTCTGGATCCGGAATCACGAGGTTCCCCGCCTCCTGGTACGGCTGGGCCGCGTAGGCGCGCGCAAGCTTGCCGCCCTTGGGGTTGACGAGGATGATCCCGCCGATCTCGCGCTTGAGGACGTTCTCCACGGCGGAGCCGTTGGCCTTGTCCTCCACCAGCTTGCGGTGAGCCTGTGGCCACCGGCGCGTGAGGGCTCGGAAAGCGTCGAGCGTGGCGGTGAAGGACATGCGGCCGCGGACCTGGTCGAGCAGGTACTCCCGCGCTCCCTTGCGCCCCCACACCTGGCCGACGACGAAGTCCGTGCCGTCGGTGCCCTTGAAGGTCATGTCCCAGGACTGGATCAGCTCGTCCAGATCCGAGGGCTGCGTGCGCCAGTAGCCCCAGAGCGCCCGCTTGAAGATGTTGCCCTCCTCCTCTGAGGGGGCCTGCTGGTACTGCGCGGCGTAACGCCGAGTTCCGACCGCGACCTTGGTCTTGGCCAGCGTCTCCTTGTCCTCGCGCTCCGGGCAGAGCGCGTCCCCCTCCTCGCGCACCACCTCGCGCCCGCTCTTCGGGAAGGAGATCACGGTCCGCCTCGGAGCCTCCGCCGGCAGGTTCAGGTGGAACCACCCGCCCTGACCTAGGAGGTGGGCGCTCAGGTCCTTGGCGTGGAGCCGCTGCTCGATCAGGATGATCGAGCCCCGCTTCTTGTCGTCCAGGCGCGAGTAAAGCGTGCGGTCGAAGTAGTCCCGGACCGCGCGGCGCTCGGCGTCGGACTCGGCGAGCTCGGGGTTGAGCGGGTCGTCGAGCATGATCACGTCCGCGCCGTAGCCGGTGACGCCGGCGCCGGTGCCGCGGGCCACCATGTGGCCGCGCTCGCTGTTGACGAACTCGCTCTTGAGGTTCTGGTCCTCTGCGAGCGTGAAGACGTGTCCCCACTTCTCCTGATACCGCGGGGAGCGGATCAGGAGGCGCCGGTCGACGTTGTGCTTGCTCGCGAGCGGCTGAGAGTACGAGACCGTGATGAACTTCTTCGACGCCCAGCGCGTCCAAGCCCAGGGGGGCGCGAATACCGAGCCGGGCAACGACTTGCCGATCCGTGGCGGGGCGTTGATGACTAGCCGGGTGATCTCGCCCTCGAGCGCGGCTTGGACGTGCTCGGCGATCGCCTGGGTGTGATACGACTCGATCAGCGGCACGTCCGGCTCGACCACGTCCCAGTGGCCCTTGAGGAACGGCCACAGGTCCGTCTGGTTGTCCTCGAGGCCGGCCGCCGTCTGGCCGAGCAACTGCGCGAGGTGGTTAGGCGACTGCATAGCCAGGCTCGCCGCGAGCGCCAGAGCTATCAATCCTCGTCCCCTCCCGGGGCCCCTACGTCGGCGGGCGTGGTGGGCACGATCTCGGCCGGCGGCAGCTGCTCCCTCATCTTCATCGAGAGCGTCTTCAGCTCGGCGGCGAGTGCCGGCTTGAGCTCGAGGTTGGTCTTGCAGTGCGGACAGGTGTCCGGGATCCGCCGCTTGATCGCGGCCACGACCTGCCCGACGAACTGCATGACGACGTCCGGGTCGAAGCCGTGGATGACGCGCTTCACCTCGTGCCAGCGCCGGCGGACCTTGGTCCAGAAGATCGCCGCGCTCACCGCCTGCGGCGTGCTGCCGGTCGCGATCCTGTGCAAGTTGGTCAGCACCTGCGCGTCAGCCTTGACGGAGCCGTTCTTGAGCTCCTTCTTGAATCGCCGCCTCAGGGTCGCGCTCGAGAGACCGACCACGACCGCGATCTCCTGCTGGGTGAGGCCGAAGCCGGAGAGCTGCTCCACCTGCTCGCGGATCTTCTTCGAGTACGTCATCAGAGTGAGCCCGCCATCGAGGCTCGAGGTTGGGCGCCGGCACGATGGGCGGCGCTGCACTTGTTGGGAGTCCGGGCGGGCAGAGATCGGCGCGGACCTCCGCCGAGTAAGGTCCGCGCCTGAAAAAGTGCGGCCTCCGGGCAAGGAGAGTAATCCCGGAGGCCGCTGGACATGAGGGCGCGAGGCCGCGCGCTCAATTCGGTGTTGGCGTAAAAAAAGGCGTTGCCCATGTCGTCATGAGCACACGCCTCGCGCCGTTGCGGGCCCGCCGGTTGTCCAGGCCGGCGGGCCCTGGCTTCACCCCAGTCTCTTTACTTCACGCCGGTCAGTTTAACCGAGCGTCGAATTTTTGTCACGCAAAAAGCCGTCCGGTTTTGTCCGGGTTTGTCCGGTTGTCGTTCGCGCTCCGGAAGAGCTCGGCAGTACGAGCAGAGGTCGTCCATGCCGACCTGGACGAAGGCGTTGTCGGGACGCCCGCACGCCGAGCAGTTCAGCACCGCAGCACCGGCGCGGTTGGATTAGCATCCCGAAAGAGCCACCAGTTTCCCGTTTGGGCCCCGTGCCGCAGCTCCGCCCACGGGCTTTTCATTTCCCAGGCTAGCTTTTTTCCGTCGAGCCTCCAGATTGCTCACCTCGTGCTCACCCCGAAGCGCGCGCACCAGGTGTAGAGCTGCGAGCGGCTCCCGCAGCCGTAGCGCTCGCGCACGTCCTTGAGCACCTCGTAGATTGCCTGCTTTCGGTGGACCCCAGCGTCGAGCAGGGCCCGCAGCTTCAACGCTGCCTGTCGTCTCGCGTTGTCTGTCATTCCCGGAAATCTCCTCGCGCTAGGGTTTGTTCGCTTCCCGGCAGTTCTCCACGTGGTACGGGTCCTTCCTCGGGTCGTAGGTGCAGCCGTAGGGGCATCTTCTGTCGCTCATGCTTTCGTCCTCGCCGTGTAGACCAGCTCGTCGCCCTCCCGCACGGCGACGATGCCGTTCTTCGGGTCCATGTTGACGACGTCGTCGTACTTCACCCGCGCCTGTTTGTCTGGCATCTTGTCGAGCAGCAGCCAGGCGAAGCGGGCGATCTTGTGGAGCTCGCGGTTGACCGCCTGGAGTTTGGCCGCGGCGGCGACGGCCTTCCTGAGCTCGCCGATGCAGTGCGTCGCCACGAGGTGCGGCCCGCCTGGGGCGTAGGCGAGGCCGCACGTCTGGCACGTGCCTCCGATTAGCGGAGCGGGCTGGCCATTGGCGGAGCTCACCGCGCCACCCACCAATCTCGAGCCATCGCGCCGAAGCCGCAGACCATCAGCACGAAAGCCGCGGTCAACAAGACGAACATGACCACGGCGTGCACGCGCTCGTCCCACGCGAGGATCGCGCACACGGACACCAGGACAACCAGCACCCCGGCGCCGACAAGGAAGTCCAGGATCATCGCCGCGCCGCCTTGGGTACCTTCACCGACTTGGCCCTGATGCGATAGACCTCGACGTCGAAGCAGGCCGTGATCTTATCCTCGATCGGCGGCAGCTCTCGGCCAATGCGGACGGTCTCGAAGCGCTCCGGCTTCGCCTCGCCGGGCAGTACGACGCTCGTCGTCTCGCCGCTGGCCAGCCGAGCGACCGCGACGTGCTTTTTCTCCCAGGCCGTAACGCAGTCGACCTTGGGCGTTCCGATGATGATCCACAGCGCGATAGTCTTCATTTGCTTCCTCCCGGTTTTTATAGTCGATCAGGCCTTACCCGCCGCCTTCAGGCACCACTTGCTGGGGCACTTGCCGTTGTGCCGGCCGCGGGGGCAGGTGAAATCCTCGGACTCGGAATCGGCGAGCTGGGCGGCTCGGGGCGCCCGGCGAGCTGGGCGGCTCGGGGCGCCATCGGAGCTGAGGCCGAGCGCCGCCTCGAGCTCGGTGCGGACGATGTCGCGCACGCCCTCGATGGTCACGGCCTCGGGCACGAGCTCGCGGATGCGGCTGTCCACGATCTCGGTGATGCGGTCCAGCAAGGGCAGCTTCTTAGTCGTTTCGGATTTGGGCATGGTCTCTCTCCTTTGCGTTTTGGTTGGCGTTTCGGTTTGCGGCCTGGTCGATGGCCGGCCTCGCGGCCGGTCCACCTCGAGTTTGAACGCCTCTCGCTGTTGAGCCTCGAGAGCTCGAGCGGCGGTTACGGCGGATACGGCCTTCCTCTCCGGCTCCGAGATCTCCACCGGCGCGGCCCCGCAGGCGAGGCAGCTGTAGAGCGTCACCGGCTGAGCGCCGCGGTGCAGCTCGCGGCTGAGCTGGTGTATCTGCTCGCCGCGGCAGACGCCGCACCAGTGGAGGATCTTGGAGGGAGGCTGGGTCACTTCGCCTTGGCCTCCTTCTGCTGTTCGGCCCATTCCTTCTCGGCTTCGGCCTTCGCCCCTTTCGCCACCTTGGAGCTGACGCCGAGCTCCTCGGCGAAGTGGTCGGTGTAGCTCGGGTCCTCGTTCAAGAAGATCGACAAGGCAAGCGAGGCGAGCTGCCCCGTGGACGCCTTCTTGAGCTTCTTATCCAGGTCCGTAGAGTTCTTCGCTCCGACGATCATGAGACCCTGCTCGGAGACGCCCCAGCTGGTGATCAATTGGTCAACCACGATCGCGAGCGCTTTCTGCGGCTGTTTTTCGGCCAGCTCGATCACGGCGTCCTGCACAGCGTTCTGGACCGCCTCGCCGATGAACGCGGCCTTCGCGTCGTAGGCGGGCCGAGAGACGGGCTGAGAGCTAGGCTGAGAGACTGGCTGCTTGATCGGCTTCGGCTTCTCCGCGAGCCACACCTCGCCCGTGCTCTTGGAGACGATCAGCGCCTGGTCGTCCTTGAGCTTGAGCGTGGCCGGGACCTTCTTCTTGGGCACCCAGCCCTTGAAGGTCTGGCCTTCCCAGACGTTGTAATCCTGGAAGAGGATTGTCTTGGCGCCGTGCTGCTTCTCAAGCTGATCTTGGACTCCAGCCCAATGCGCCGCCGTCTTCTTGTCGAAGCAGGGCGTATTGAGACAGCCGCCCTTCTCCGCACCGTCGAAGAGTTTGCCCTGGTTACCGGTGTTGTAGGGGCAGGCCGTGCAGGCGATCTCGTCGGCGAAGGGCTTATTGATCGGGAAGACAGCCTGGTCCAGGCTCGAGCCGAGCTCACGGTCCACCCACTCGGTGAGCTGCTTGGCGGTGGGGAGCTGCTCGTTGTAGTCCTTGGTCAGTGCCCGCGCGCAGACCTCGCCGCGCTTGTCGGTCGGCACCCTGAGGATCTGGTGCCCGTGCGCCGGGGTGAGTCGGCCGTCCTCGATCGCGTCGATGATGTTCTCGGGAAGCTCGAGCAGAGCCACGGCGCGGTAGACGTGGCGCTCAGACTTGTCGACCAGTTCGGCGAGGTCCTTCACGGTGTACTTGCCCGTCGTCTTGTCGCCGTTGGCCTTGAGCAGCGCCTTGAACGCCCTGGCCTCCTCGATCGGCGTGAGGTCCTTGCGGTGGATGTTCTCGGCGGCCTGGTACTCGAGGGCCTGGGCGTCGGTGAGCGCGAGCACACGGGCCGGGACGGCGACGAGGCCAGCCAGCTTGGCAGCGCGAACGCGGCGCTCACCGGCTACCAGCTCGTAGTCCTTGGAGCTGGTGCGCAGCGTGACCGGGCTGATGATGCCCAGGCTGCGGATGTTCTCGGCCAACTCCTTGATGGCCTGCTCGTCGAACTTCTTGCGGACGTTGCTCACGATGCGGATCTTGTCGAGGGCGACGGGGCCCTCGAAGATGACGGCGGGTGTGGCGGG